AATTTACAAGAAAAAAAATAACTAGCAACGAAAAGCTAGAAGAGTTAGAAGGCTTAGATACAACTATAGACTGGAAAAATACAGGTGACAATAGTTATGATGGTGAAAAGCTAGCCTTATTAGTACATGATGAAAGTGGTAAGTGGGAAAGACCCGATAATATATTGAATAACTGGAGAGTTACAAAAACATGTTTACGTTTAGGTAGTAGAATTATAGGTAAATGTATGATGGGCTCAACTTCAAACGCATTAGATAAAGGTGGAGAAAACTTTAAAAAATTATACAACGCGTCAGATGTCACTAAGCGAAATAGAAATGGTCAAACAAAATCTGGCTTATACTCTCTTTTTATCCCAATGGAGTGGAACTACGAGGGATTTATTGACGAGCATGGAGTTCCAGTCTTCACTACTCCTGATATCGATGTGTTCGCACCCGACGGTGAACTAATAGACGTAGGAGTAGTAGATAGTTGGCAAAATGAAGTTGATGGTTTAAAAGATGATCAAGATGCTTTAAACGAATTTTACCGCCAGTTTCCAAGAACTACAGAGCATGCCTTTAGAGATGAAACAAAAAACAGTATATTTAATTTAGTTAAAATATACGAACAAATAGATTACAATGAAGAGATGTCTAGAACTCTTGGTATTACAACTGGTAACTTTCAATGGGTAAATGGCATTAAAGATTCTCAAGTAATATTTTATCCAGATCAAAAAGGTAGATTTAAACTTAGCTGGGTTCCACCTCAGCAGTTACAAAATAGAGTGGTACTTAAAAACGGTATAAAATATCCTGGTAATGAACACATGGGAGCATTTGGTTGTGACTCTTATGATATATCAGGGACT